ACGAGTTGGCGACCTGCGCGTTGTATGCATTCCACGTATTCGCCGCCGTGTTGGTCGGAGCCACCGTGCTCGTCGGGACGCTGGAGAAGGTCGGCTGCTGGACCTGCGTCTGAGAACGAAGCGCGTTCAGCTCGTTAAGCGGCAATTCCTGCAGGTTGGTCTGCTCGGTGAGACCCTGTGCGCGTGCCTGGTCATTGAGCGCATTGCTCTGCAGGGCTTGTGCGTATTGCTGGGCCTGCGCGCTGTTTCCAAACTGGGCTGCGCCCATGTTCTGGCCATATTGCTGGGCTTGCGCGGCATTGGTGAAGCCCGCGTTCTGCAGCGCCTGATCGTATTGCTGCTGTTGTGCCGAATTGGCAAAAGCTCCTTGGGTGTTGGCTTCCCCGACCGCCTGCTGACGACCGGCGAGCGATTGCCCGTAAAGCTGGCCTTCAAGTTGGTTGCCCGCTCCAATCGCGGAATAATTGGCCTGGTTGTAAGCATCGGTCTTTTGCCGTGCAAACTCGTCCTGCGCTCGCTGATAGGCTTCCGAGCCCTGGACTACACCCTGATTGGCAAGGCTCGAATTTAGATCGCTTTGCGCGTTGGCGAACTGTGGATCGAGGCGGGACGTGGCCTGGTTGTAAACCGCGTTCTGCGCTTGCTGGGTCAGTGCGTTGAAGTTGTTTGAAACCTGCGGCGCGTGGGAATAATCGAGCGATGACTGGGTTTGCCCGACTGCCCCTGGAGCACTCGCCAACTGTCCTGTCGGAGCAAAGTCGGTCGTGACGTGGCCGAGCATTCCCGGTCCACCCGAGAGCGAGGGAAGGCTTGCGGTGTTGAGTTGCCCTTGGAGCGAGGTCCCGGCCTGGGTCGCCAAGTGATCACCGAGCCCCGAGAGATTGGCGTCCTGCCTTAGCTGGTTGGTAAGATCGGCCTGCGCGTCCGGGGTCAGGGAAACGGTCTGGGTCGCGCCGGGTCCGGTACCGTTCCACGTCGAGCTTCCAAGCGGAGTGACCTGGTTAACCCGGTTTAGCGAGGCTTCATAGGCCGCGGTCTGCTGGTTGCTCTGGGTCTGGGCCGCAGAGACTGCATAGGGATCGGGCGGAGCGGGCGCTTTACTCACGAGTTTGGCCCGAACAGGTAGAGATCCGGGAACGTGAACACGGCGACGAACGGCACCATCAGCCAGCGACGAATAACGCCCGTTCCGCCAGCCTTCAGAACCTCGTTGAACACCGCCGTTGCGCGCTTGTCGCGCTGGGCAACCAGCCAGTCGTGAAGCGCCGCAGCCCGTGCCGAGTGACCCGCCTGAGGGAGTAACCACCGCGCAAAGAACGGGATCGAGGCGAAGTCGGTAACATAGCCCTCGGGGACCGTGACTGGTCCCATCGTATTAGTGATTGCAGTGAAGGCCGCGTGAAGCCGGAACAGTCCTTCGCAGGAGCGTTCTCTATTGAGGACTTCGACGATGAGGGGGCAACTGATGTCGGTCAATCAACCGTTCCCTTGTGATGAGGAACGGTGAGGCCGTGGGCCGCCGCTATATGGGTGGAACTCTACCCCTAATCAGGCGTTGCCGCAAGCATCCATTGCGGCGCTTCACTTTTCAATAGTCCAAGGAGTACGCAGTCCTCGCCCGGACCCCATCCTTCGCGGATCAGGCCCTCGCGCTTGAACCCCAGTCCAAGGTTGAATCTAATGGCCCGTTCGTTCCTGACGTGAATCCGCGTCGTGACCCTGTGACAATTGAGCTTGACGAACATGCCGCGCATCAACTGGCGGATCGTGGATCGGGTCGCCCACTTTGGAGTATCGGCGGCAAGGGTGATTTCGACTGAGCCCCGTTCAACCCCGCTCCACGCCATGCCGGCGATGATCTTGCCCTTTGAAACCACCCCGACGCAGGCCGCGTATCGCCTGAGGTTGTCCGCATCCATTCCGGGGATTCGCGCCGCGATCCAGTCGGGCATTCGGTCGTCCCACATCAGGAACCTGCCCCCGTCGATGCGTTCGAGGATCATATCACGCTGTTCGACATTTCATAAACATAGGCGATGTTCTCGATACTGGGAGAAAAGCCCTTGCAGTTGACCTGGAGCCGACAGGTGGCCGCGAACCCGATCCCACTCACCCCCTGCCAACTAGACATGGCGTAGCGCGACGGAGACCATCGTGACGTGTCCCACGCCGACAGGTCCCACAACGGCAATCCGGACGCTTGAGAAAGTGACGGAGCCCGGATTGCCGTGGTGACGTTTAAGTCGGTCACGAGGTCAAGAAGCACGTTTGCGCCGGGAACCCCGATGATCGTGGGCCTAAGCTGGATGAAGCGTTTCTTGCGGACCTTTTGGCCGAAGTAATTAAAGGCGGGGATCATCGTCCCGCTGATCGAGGTCCCGTTATCATCCGTCCCATATTCGGCCTGGTAAATGGTCCCGTCGTTGCCGCCGTAGTAGAGCGAGTCCTGGACCGTCTCGAACACGTTGGCATTCCACCCCGTATAGCGGCACCATGCCCCGGTGATGGTATTCATCACGAACTGGTAGGAGGTCTGGTTTTCCGCCGTCGGGACATTGACGATCAGTTTATTCGTCAAGGGATAAAGCATCGCCTGCCAGCCGAACGTATTGGGGTTGCCCTGAACCGCCAATCTTGCAGCGGAATCAATCTTGTTGGACAGTGCCGTCTTATCGTCCGAGCGGTCGAGCTGGAGGACCTGGGATAATGGAACAAACCCGTCCACCGAGATCAGCACGACTTCCGAACCGAACCGCGTCCAGAACCTACCCCCGATCGGCCGTCCGATCCGCGCCTGCCCGACCAAGGACCACGTAGAAGCATTCGCGGGGTCATAACCCGAATACATGATGACTTCGCCCTCGGTCGAGACGAATACCGCATATTGCTGGGTTCCGAACATCGATACGCGGGTCCACGTCAGCATCCCCGCCAGGGACCCACCCAATCGAAACAGCGACGAGAGATCGAGGGACGTTGCCGCACCGCCGATCGAGTTTAGGGGCAGATACCAGACGCGGAAGCTGTTCTTTTCCACCAGCCAGAGACGGCTTCCAAAGGCATTGATGGAAATTGCGAGGGTAGTGTTAAACCCCGTGACTGCGGGCGAAGCGGTGGCATCGGTCCACGTGCTCCCGTCATACCTTCGCATCGCGTCGGCACCGTTGACGGCCACGAGAAACTGCCCCCCAGGCGTTCCGAAGTTGACATATTGAAAGCGGCTGTTGCTTAAACTGGAAACCGCTGCTGCGCCCACCACCCCTTGATTGGTGCAGTCGAAGATCTTGCCGCCCGCGACCCCGAACAGCTTGTTGAGGGTTCCCGAGCGATAGGGAAGGATGGTTTCAACCGGAGCTCCAAGCCCGGTAGCCCAGCTGCGACAGCCCAGCCGAAGCGTGCAGTCCGTTGTGCCGGGGACGAAATTATCGAGAACAACCGCGTCCGTGGGAGCCATCTCGGCAATCGAATCGCGGGCATTGAGCCCACCAGTCGGGGAAACGATCGAGGCATCGCGGCAGACGCTCCCGCGCTTGGCGCTCATCGTCCGGGCCAGTTCCCATCGGGGATGACGGGAAAGCCGAAGTTGCTGATACGCGGGATTCTCCGCCCGAGATCGAGAATGTCAGACGCGGTTTCCCCGGCGAACCGCTCGTCCACGGCTCTTAAATAGGCGTCCTTTTCCTCGGAGTAGTTAAATCCTTTCGCGGCTAGAACTCTCCACTTGAGCCCAAGGACGAACAGATCATCTGGAAGCAGCGGAACATCGGTATCGGCAAGGAAGCTGCTCTGCGGAGTCCCGCCCGATGACGTGCACCAGTTGTTCGAGATATATTCAAACGCGATCTGGTCCGTAACCGTGGGAACCGGGTCGATTTGTAGCTGGCCGCCATACAGCCGCCAGCGGACAAACGGAGCCGCGACTGCAATTCCCGAACGGATTGCCTGCCATTCCCGATCGGATAAAGGTCCAACTGTCCGCCAGTGGGTGGTGCGGTCCCAGCTTGTTCCCGGTCGATACCATGAAATGTCGGTAGGAAACGGATAGGCCTGCTGGCCGGGAACCAGCGTAATCAGTTGTTCGCCGCGCAACTCCGGCCATGGCTTGCGAGCCAGTTCCTTGCCTTCGCGATTGAGCAGGGCAAGGATCTGCGGGCCGTCCGCAGTGTTTCCGCCGGCCACTTGCGACGGCGCAGGCAAACCCATTTCCGAGTAAGCCTGCGCCGCGATGGCAAGGACATTAAGCACCCAGGATGGCGATCCACGCTCCCGCTGCTGGGCGAGCCACGAACTTGGCAACCTTGCCGGCCGGGATGCTGAGTGCGGTATTGGCCGAAAGGCTGTTGATCGTCCCGCCCACCGGCGGATAGGCGGCGACCGCGTTCGCTCCAAGATTGGCAACAAGGCATTCATCGCTGGGACCGGCCTGCGGGTTGAGGATGACCCCCGCGCTCGCTGCCGCCGTGGTGATGATGTTGTTGTCTGCGGAAAGGAGGAGCGCGGTTGCCTGGTTGTTTCCAGTCGCGGTGAGACCATCGGCGTGCGTCCCGGTCATGGCCACGGCCATCAGCGGGGCAAAGCCCGAGCCGAGGAGGTTCTGTCGGCTTCTACCCATCGCTCTTGTCCTTTTTCTTGGGTGAGGTCTTCTCTTCAAGCAGGCTGTTCACGATGTCGGTGAGCTTGGCGATCTGGTCTTCCTGAATAGCGAGTTGGCCGCGAAGCTGCTCTTCCACCCCGTTGCCGCTGATGAAGGTGCGGGCGCGCTCACGTAGGGCGAGAGCTCCAAGTCCCAAACCTGAGAGATTGGCGTCGGAGACGTGGGCCAGCTGCTCAACGGTCTTGATGCCGTTCAATTCAAACCGGCGTGCATCGCCCGGAGTGCAGCCCTGCCAGTCGTAGATCGAGGTTCCGCTGTCGCCCATTGTCTGGCCAGCCTGGAACGCGGCCCACGCTTGGGGAAATCTTTCGGGATCGGAGGGGCGGTCGGGAAGCGTCTCGAACCGCACCGGCTGATCGTAAACTGTCTTGGTATTTCCCGGTGCCTGCAGTTTCAGGTGCGGCACTTCGGTAAAGTCGGTGCCGTCGAAATTTGGCACCTTGGCCATGTGGAACTCGGCGAAATACTCGTTGTCGGACCCATAGGTATACATGGTCCCGTTTTCGAGCTTGCCGATCTTCTTGTATCTCCCTTT